TCCGATGCTGCCGTAGATGCCGAAAACGTCGGCAAACCACTTGGTCGCCACTTCGACATCGTTCACGAAGCCCGTTGGAACGAAGAAGCCAAGGTCCGAGTACGTGCCGATGTGGGCGTTCATGGGAGCGCCTTCACCGTTCGCACGGATTAGGGTCTCGCGTTCCTCGGCGGTCAGGCGGCCTTCGCCCTTCCGCAAGTACGCCTGGAAGGCACGTGCGAATTCAACGTTCTTCTCAGTCTTCAAACCTTCGCCGACAGTTGACAGACCGCGAGTTTCCAGTTTGTCAATCTGCGACTTCAGTTCGCTTGAGTCGGCCAACATTTTGCGGGCCTTCTCGTTGTTCTCGGCCGAAGGCGCTTGGAGTAACAGCGCATTCAAGTCGGCGTGAATTTTTGCACGAGCCTCACGCAACTCATGGAGTTTGCTCATTTGTGTTTATCCTCAAATAGAGAGTTACGCTGGTGTTGAGCCCGCGTTTATTGCTCCAAACTGGCAGCAAACTTTTTCAGTGTCTCCGCGTCTTCTTCAACGGAAACGCCAATCTTTTTCGTGACCGTCCGCCCTTCGCGCGCTGCTTCAATCTTGGCGCGCATCTCCGCTGGACAGGACTTGGGAATGTCACGTTTCTTGTAATTGCTAAATTCCGTCTCCATCACTCACCTCACGAGTTATCTCGGTACATGAAACTGAAATCTACGTGGCTGCTGTAAATCGTTCCTTGCTCATCCGGTTCGGAGTCATCGCCCTCGAACTCCAACCAAGAACCTTGGACACTATCTCCACTGGACAGTGTTACAAGTAATCCGCTCAACGAGTTCTTCACCGCGGCGGCCAATTTCTTTGCGACCGAGTACGAAGCACCGTAGCAACTGAACCGGACGCGAATAGGTTGCAGTCTGTTCGCACCGTCCAAGCTAGACACGTTGCCGCCGCCGACCTGGGTATAGACCACGTAGGGCAGCACCGATTCTTTCGGCGCAAGTCCCGGATAGACCTTCGCGTTCAGACTCGTGATACCGGAGTCCGCGGCGAGTCGTGCGTAGATGCCTTCGAGGAACATTACTTCGCTACTTTCACCGAGGTCGCCCTATAGGCCGGGTCTCGCACGACACTCACGTCGAACAATCGTGCGACTGAACGAATCCTCCGACGAACGAAACCTTCATCCATATCCCACTCGTCCGCGTCTTCATCGTCTGAGTCCATCCCAAATCGGAATGAACACTGGCTCATGTCACCGCGCTTGACTTGCTCCATTAGGTCGCGACCAAGCGAGGTATTTGGCATCGAGCACCGGAAGCGCAGGCCGTTTTCATCCTGGGTAACTTCACAGGTTCCAGACATCGTTCGGCCCAACATTCGTTCATCGTCATGGTTGACATTGCAGATAATGTCGCCACTTTCGTCCAGCGCCCGCTTGAACGCCCCAGGCATAATCAGCTCGCGAAATCCGCCTAAATCTTCGGAAAGCGAATTAAAGACCGCGGCGTAGCCCTCAAATGCGTTGCTGCCGTCTTTGGCAGCGCGAACTTCAACCTTGATTTCCATTTGTCACCCCTGTTGCTGACTGTCGTTGATTTCAACGCACACTAGCTTCAAAACTTTCGTCCGTTCATCTGGGTTCAACACCGCTTCAATTTGAAACGTTCTCGTCCCGAACTTCACGACCTGCTTCGCAAGCACGCCCGGCATCCAGCGAATCGTCACGAGGTGGCTCGCGACACTGGTAAAACTTTGCGCTGCGAGTGCGTCTCGACCGCTGAGGGCTTCGATGCTTGCCCAGGTTTCTGCGAGGACGGTTCCTCCAGACGGCGATATCCCACCGAAACTATCTGCGCTCGTTCCTGGTTGAACGAGTTGGACCCTCTGACGAAGACTGCCCGACCGTATCCGTACTTCATTGATTGGCATCCTTATCCTCGCGTCGGCTGCATATCCAGCACACGAAACGACCACAGTAACTGCTCAATGTGGAACGGCAGCTTGCCAAATGCACCCGCTTGGGCTGCTTCGCGGTTTTCGTAGTAATTCGCTACGAGCATCAAAATCGCCAGGACAAGTCCCTCCGGCATGGTGTTCAACGCGCTTGGGTCGGTGTCATACCCCGCGATGAAATTTATCTGGACGGCGTTCGGTACGTACAAGCACGGCGGCCAAGTCGCACCAGCAGGCCCAGGGAAGATGCGAGCTGGCTCGCTGTCGGTGTCCACGATGTACCCAGTCGGGTCAATCGTTGTGAGAACGCCGCTGGTGTTGACGTACTTCAACGCGGTCACCGTAATACACGGCGGCGCGTAGAGCTTAATCATCTGGGAGTAGTTCCAGAGCGTCGTGCTGAACCTTGGCAACGAGTAGTAGCTCGGCGGGTACGCCTGCTGACTCATCACGGAATCCGTGAAATATGGGAACGAGTCCAGGCTCTGCCGGTAAGACTTGGTAGCGATACTTCGGCCAGTGAAAGTCTCAACCTGGGTCCGCGCTGCCGTAATCAAGGCAGTGATGAGTGCGTCGTCGTTATCCGTGGTCACGCGTAGAAAGTTCTTCGCGGTCGTGAGGTCCACGGGTTCGCTTATTGGATGCGATGTGATTACCAGGGCGCTCACGATTTCACCTCGGGTTCGGGTGTCGGTTCCGGTTTGGGGTTTGCCTTGTCGTGTTCAACCTGGGCTTGCGAGCCGAGGGTGATTGGGTCGTCGGCAAACTGCATGTTCGTCGGCATCAGGTATTTGTCACCGCTGCCGTCCTCAATCGGGTTCAATCCTTCGAACGTCCGAACGTCATTCGCGCTCAGGTAACCCCACTGACGACCGTTTCCGTAGAACGTGGCGCGGGACTGCGCGTCCGGGTAAAGCAGCTGCCGCGTATCAAACTTCGGTACGTACTTACCCGAGCTGCGGCCGACCTTGGGGAATAGCTTCCGCTTCAGTTCGTGTTCAAGTTTGTTGAGCCAAGGGTTGAGACAGTAGTTCAGGAATTCCACGGCGCTCTGTTCCGCGGTGGAACGTGCCGCGTGTTCGTCACCGTCAACCATGCGGGGCGGTACGTTGAACGTGTTTGCAATCTCGATGCGTTGGAACTTCCGGGTCTCAATGCTTTGCGCCTCTTCTGGTGTTGAGGCAATCTTCGTGTAGGTGACGCCGGACTCAAGGACCGCGGTCTTGTGCGCGTTCTCACCACCATGCGCCTCGGTCCAGGACCGCTTGAGGTTCTCGGTGGCGACAGGTGTCAATGTTCCCGGCGTAGTCAGGATTCCAGCCGGACGTGCATTGTTGCCGAAGAACTTCGCGCCATACTTTTCGGTAGCAAGAGCCAAACCGATTGCTTGGCGTGCCAGGTTCACGGTGTCTTGGCCGACGCGACCATCCAGACTCAAACCGTGAAGGTGAATAATGTTTTCCGCCGTCACGATGCGGCGAGTTAGGTTCTTATCGTCCGGCGATTCTTCAGGTGTAACCTGCGAACCCTTCATCGGCTCCGTGACTTCGTAAACTAAGGTTCCGGCCGGGTGGTCATCGCCCATAGCCTCGGTCAGGCGAACTGGACGGACGCGAGTGGGGTTATGCGGCCAGATGTTGACGACGGCATTGTCCTCGCGACTGCGTTGGATTTCACTGTAGTGATTTCCCCACAGCAACGCGTGTGCCATGACCGTCTGCCGCCAAGACGCCGAGGACATTTCCTCGTTCGGTTCGCTGTGCAGTAGGTCGTAGAGGGTGTGATTGTAGGCAATCCTCTTAACTTCGCGACCCTCCTTGAACGACCGCTCGTAGATGTAGAGCGGCAAACTGGACACGCCGTTCGAGATGATGTTGATGCAGGTCAACACTGTGGTGACCTGAAGTGCTGTCATCTCACTGACGCGGATACCAGAATCCGTGCGGCCGCCGTTGAAGATATCCAAGAGCCATTCGGCCGGATACGACAACGGTGTCTGCGGATTTTCTAAGCTGCTACGGCGCTCGGGTACTTGTTTGGAGTACCCGAACGCTTTCGCCAGCGAGTCCATAAGACTCATTGGGGTTCCTTTAAGGTGTCAGGTCTTAGAAGCCGGAGACTTTGCCAGTGATTTTCAACTTGCCCGAGATGGTCGCTTCTTTGTCAAGGGGCAAATTATGCTCAAGCGACTGAACGTAGGCGCGGAACGTAATCGGGGACGACGCCATCGCCGCGGGAGGCAGAGTGATTTGCCAGTCAACGAGGGTTCCGTTGTTGAAGTACCCGAGTAGCTGTTGCTGCGACGCGTCCGAGGGAATGTAGTTCCCCGAGAACGAAATTTCGCCGGAGTCCGCAAGAGTGGTGAGCCACTCACGGAAGTTTCCAGATTCGTAGTTCGTCACGTCGGCCAGGTCGTACTTGGCTCCCGTGAAATTGATTTCCTTGATTTCAGCAAGCAGCTGGTAGGAAACCGAGGGTTCCACAAGGAAGCCGATGGTAGTCCCACGAGCGGAGAAAGCGGCAGAATTTGTATATGACATTTGTTCAAATCCTTTTCAAAGAGAAAGTTTGGGCTTTAGGAACCCATCAGACTTCCAGTGAATTGTTACGGGGTTCAGTACCCAAGTTCTTTGCGGCGTGTGGTAAGTCGCTCGCGTGACATACGAAATTGTTTGTGAACGTCACCGCGTGACCCTGTGTTTTCGCGACCAACGTTCCGCTTCCAGTTGAGCCAAAGTCCGTCCCAACGTGGGTCTGTTGGTGGTTCGAGTTCGCACCTGGACAGCATGATTTGAACGCCGCGTGTCGGATGGTTGTACATCGCGCCGTTCAACTGCTCTTGCGCGTGCAGGGCTTCACCCTCATTCGCGAATCGCACCAGGGCGTGATTGCTACCACGCGTTCCGGGCTTGCAAACCACTAAGACATCTTCCGGGGTGTGGCCGTGTTTGACGAACCATTCGTAGAGCGCGTTTTGGTCGTCCGTGATTTCCAGACGATTGATGAAGAGGGTCCGCACGTTAGAGCTTCGCTCGAATGGCGGCAAGGACGTACTTCACCTCGCTGGAGACGCCGAGTTCCAATTTGTTCAGTTCGACTCGGACGGCGGCAAGTTTTGCGGCATTCTTCACGCGACCCGCGGCGAACCCGATGAGCAGAGACACTACGACAGCAATAACAGTGGTCATGTGTGACCTCCTTCTGTTTTGCTGAGGGGTGTTACAGGGTCACGTCGGCAACGGTAGGAACGTAATCCGCGCCCACTTTCCAGAGCGGCGTTTCATCGTCGGGGTGATGTTCACGACAGAGCATCACGAGGTTATTCGGGTCCAGCTTGAGTTCCGGTGCGGTATGGATGCCGCGAAGGTGGTGACAAATCACCGAGGGGTTCATGCACTGGACGCCGTTTACCTTGCGCTGGCAAATGGAATTCTTTCGTTTCAAGAACGGCTGAAGCCTACGCCACTCCGGCGAGTTGTAGAACGGGTCCGGCTTTTTGGTTGCGCGTTCGTTTGTGTGGAGGTGTTTGTCGCAGTACGGCGTCCGGACCAATACCGTACACCCTGGTTGCCTACACCGCATCATTGCGCGGTTCATATCAGGATGATTCCCCTCTGGTCGTAAACCGTTGTCGTCGTGGACTCGTCCAGCGGGGTTACAGAGCACGCGGTCAACCCCATGATGGTTGCAACGGCAGCGTCAATCTTTTGTGCTTCGTCTTTAGGCCGCGTCGGGAACAGTAGGTTCGTCACGCCCTTCTTGGAACGTAAGTTTGCCAAGCACCACATCAGGAGCGGACTGTTCGTGTGGAAGCGGCCATCCGCAACCAGTTCTTCCAATAGCAGCATTCCAGGCGTGAAATACTTTCCGCTCTGCGTGCATTCCTCAAACACTTGCTCCTTGTCTGGGTGCGCTTTCATCAGTCGCGTCACCAGCAAATTGCTTTGGAGCGGGTCAAAGGTAACGTTTCGTACCGTGTACTTGTTGAGGGTTTCTTCCAGGTGTGCCTCAACAAATGACAGGTCAACAATGCTCCCCGGCGAGGCCTCCAAGAACCCATTCTTAATCCAGTTTTGATATTGCGCGTTCTTTGACTTCGCGACGGTATCTTCCGGCAACCACGCCTTGGCAAACGCGTAGTAGTGAAGCTCGTCGTTCACGCGCTTGGCGTGTAGGCGGACGACCGCGGTTAAGTCTAGGCGCGATGCAAGGTCCATACCGATTGCGACCTCGCCGTCCATGTCGTCCTTCAAATTCGCGTCGTAGCACTTGCGCACGTTCTCAAGTGGCAGGAACGGGATTTCGCCGAAGCTGCCAGACCAAATACACAAATGCTTCTGCTTAAATCCTTCCTCCATGCTTGCTAATTGCAAAGCACGTCCGGCTTCTTCACGTAAACCCTGGGCGTCAACGGAAATTCCCCAACACGGATTTGCCTTGCGCCACGCGGCCTCGGTACGCCAGTCGTCGCCATCATCTATTGACCAGATGCAACCCCAGAAACTTTCGTCCACCTTGGTCTTGGCCAAGAGTTCTTCAACGTAGCTGTGGACCTCGTAGCACACGCCGGAAATATCGTTCCCGGCAGTGGTGATACAAAAGAGCATCGCCTGTGGGCGTTTGCTGGCAGCAGTACGGAGGGAGTCGTAAACCGCACGCGTCTTTGCAAGGTGTAATTCGTCCAGGACTGCTCCGTGAACCGCCGTTCCTTCCGTCGCCGAACCCTTCGCCGGTAATCCGCGTAATTTGCTGACACTCTTTGGCTGGACAATTTTGTGGGCGAGAACGTTGATGCCGAACGCGGTGCATAGCTTCGGGTCTTTCAATGCCATGTTGCGAGCGGTGTCTAAGCACAGACGCGCCTGTTCGTACGAACTGGCCGTTGCAATTACGTCCGCGCCACCTTCGCCATCGGCGCACATCATGTAAAGCGCGATGCCCGCGGCAAGAATCGTTTTGCCATTGCCCTTCGGTACTTCCAGGTAAGCACGTCGGTAGCGGCGTGTTCCTGTCTCACGCCACACCCATCCAAACACTTCGGTCAGCACGAAGCACTGCCAGTTTTCCAGCACAATGCGTTCGCCTGCCTTTGGACCTTGGATGTGGGTCAGCAGCGAAAGGAATTTGCAAACACGCTCAGCCTTGGTGGCGTCGAAGATGAAAGGAAATCCTGGGTCGCCGACTTTTGCGCGGTCGTCAGCCGCACGCTTGACGGCGAGGCGCACCCATTGACAGGCCGGGACGATTCCGGCCATTACGTCAGCACGGTATTGGTTCGCTTTCTCGACAAAGCTCATGTGTTCTCTTTTTGTATTGCCCACCGTGCGTTTTATTGGCGTGCTGCTCAGCTTTCGTTGCCCACCGAACATTCCCAGGCTCGTAATTGCCATCGTTGTTGATGCGGTCCACCGAGTGCTTGGGTGTTGGTTTCGGTCCAAGCTCCGCAAACCACTGGGTAAAGCTTGTGAACAAAAACTTGATGCCGCGGCCGCCGTAGTCCTTAAATGCCTTGCACTTTGGAACCATGCAGCGGCGTCGTGCGTCGTGAAAAGCGCGATACTCCGGCCTCAAATGCATGCCGTGTATCTTCCCGTTGTGGCCGGAAATAAATCCTCTTCCGTGTGGCGTCTCTGTGCCGCAACCACATTTACAGCGCATATTCACTTTCGTTTTCCTTGATGACCAGCTCCAGAGCAGCACGTTCCGCATTGTAGGATTTCAGGTCGGCCAGGCAGATACCGAGCGCCTTGTTTAACTCGCGCAGGATACGGAGGCTCCCGGCAACCTTTGGCTTACCGTTGGAGGTCTCGGTTTCCACGCCACCCTTCTTGGCGATTTCCCGGAGCGTGGCGGCCAGGTTCTTGCGGAGCTTCCTCTCGGCACGCTTGGTCCGCTTGATATCCCGTTCCACTACCTGTAACGTCCGGTCTTGCTTACCCACGGTAAATGCCTCCCGGTAAACCCCAAACCCTGCCTAATCGCACCCCAGGTGCGGAGAACCCCGCTTTAACGGCGCGGCACTGACGATATTTTTGACCGTGCGCATAAATTCGGCTAGGCGGCGGTCAAACCCGATGCGCGAGAATCGAGTTTCCTACCCCATACCCCGCTCTAGCTCTTGGCGACGAGTTGCCAGGTAGTTGCCATGCGGCCGCCGACAGTACACGTGCGGAACTTCACGCGCTCAATGACGCCGCGCTTCTCGAGTTCCTTCATACGCCTG